AACCAAAACCTGATGAACCAAAACCTGTAGCAAAAGCCAAAGTAGTAATTAAGAAGAAGTAGGTGATAGCATGATCTGGAGCTATTCTGGTGACCCTGCTACGAGTGAGTTAGATAAGTATAGGTTTATCATAGGCGATACTGATGAAAATGATAAACTACTACTGGATGCTGAAATAAATTATATCCTAAATACTTTCGATGAGCATAACCTTAGGCTATATAATCTGTATCAAAGAATAGCAGATAAGTTTGCTAGAGATATAAAGAGGTCGCTAGGCCCACAATCAGAGGACCCTACTTCTAGACAGCAGTACTATGCTGAAAAGGCTGCGTACTATAAGCAGTTATGTAGTATTTCTGGTGTATCAATTCCTAAATATAGCTACAAAAAGGTATTTAGGAAGGGGATGCATAACAATGTTTAAATCATTAAAGAAATGGCTAAATGTTCCAGTTGATATAAAGCCATTTATTAAACGGGATGGTACCGGTAAGCCTATCTTTGGTGACCCTATTTCAACTAAATGCTATCCACAAGGCAAAGTTACTCTAGTAAGAGATGTAAATGGTAACGATATTGTATCAAATCTACAATTATACATTGAAGGTGATATTGCCATTAAGGTCACTGATGCGGTGGTGTTCAACGGTAGTGAGTACAATATTAAAGCATTAGGACCATATTACGACGGCAACACAGGTAAAGTAGATATGGTGGTGGTGTATTTGTAATGCGAGTTACTATGGATGTAAATTTTAATAAGTTTCATAAAAAGTGTGAAGCAGCTATAAGTAAAGTAGCAAAGTCTACCTACTGGGCAACCGAGGAAGCTTGCGAAGACATAATGGAGGAGAGTCTCAGACAAGTACCTAGAGATACTGAGACGCTTGCTGGTAGTGCTTTTTATGATATACAGAAGGCAAAAGATTATGGCTTCGAAGCTACTCTGGGATATGGAGGTACTGCAATAAATCCAAAAACAGGAGTGCCTGTTATGGACTATGCAGTAATAGTTCATGAGGACCTTGAAGCTATCCACCCTGTGGGTAAGGCAAAGTTCCTTGAGGACCCCATTAGAGACTATGCATTAAAGAAGTTCCCTAGGACTGTAATAAAGCATGTAGGTCCTGCATTAGAGAGTGAGAACAATGAGTGATTTACTTCTTGACTTAATAAACCATCTTGCTTCTAAAGGTATCGTGGAAGGTGATGGAATCGATTCATTTAGGGACTTCACTCCAGAAGAACCTGATAGTGTATTCGTAATACATGAATATGCAGGAGCTCCTACACCTCTGCATGACACGTTTACTCATAGGTCTCTACAGTTGACCTTTAGAGACAAGGAAGCTAGCGTAGCTAAAGCAAAGTGCAAGCAGATATTTGATGAGTTAAGTCCTGTAGATAGATATAAGGTGTTAAGTAATGGTAGGTGGTGTCAAATATATCCTAGGCAATCACCTTTTAAGATTAAAGTTGATAGCTCAGGTAGGACTACCTACGGGTTTAATATCGGTATAACTACTGAAAGAGATTAAGGAGGAATGATATAATGGCAACTAGAATAGGTTGTGATAATCTTGTTTATGCTATAATGACGGCAGACGATGGTATATCCGATCCGTCATATGGAGAGGTAAAGTCAGCGCCTGGTGTTATGAGTTTGAATATAAACCCTAATGCATCTCAGGAAACTATTTTCTATGACGATGGGCCAGGAGAGTCAGCTACAACTTTAGGTAATATAGAAGTAGAGATACAAAAGAATGAGCTTACTACAGAGCAGAAGGCAGACCTATTGGGGCATACAATAGATAGTAAGGGTGCTATTATATATGGTGCTAATGATACACCACCATGGGTAGCTATAGGCTTTAGGACGCTTAAGTCCAATGGTAAGTACAGATACGTATGGTTGTATAAAGGAAAGTTTTTAGAGCCAGAAGACAATAGTGAGACAAAAGGTGACAGCATCAACTTCCAATCTGATACTATTACAGGTCAATTTGTTAAGATTGAGAAGAAGTACGTAATCGGCGGCAAAGAGATACAACCTTGGAAGTATGAGATTGATGCTGAGCATCCTGATGCAGATAGCTCATTAATGGCTACATGGTTCAATGAAGTCCAGCTACCTAGCACTGATTAATATGGAGGTGTAGATAATGGCTAATATTAAAAAACTAAGAAGAGAACCTATAGTAATAGATATTGGCGATGGTGTTGAAAGAACGCTTAGATATACTCTAAACTCTTTTGCATTAATTGAAGAGAAGTATGGAACTATTGATAAGGCTATGGAAGCATTGAGCTCCGGCAGTGTAGCAGCTGTCAGGTTTGCATTATGGGCGGGTCTTATACATGAGGATGAAAACTTGTCTGAGCATTATGTGGGTAACCAAATAGATTTATCAGACTTAGAAGACCTAGCAGAAAAAATGAATAAAGCAATGATGGGGGATTTGCCACAGGATGAGGTAGATAACCCAAACTAATAAGAAGTCTTGGGAATAAACAAGGCCAATCAGCACAGCAACCATCAGAAGATGATGGTTGGGATTGGCCTTTTATGTTATTCTTCGGGACTGTAGAACTAAGAATGACTGAGGAACAGTTCTGGAATACAACACCAAGGAAATTTAAGGCACTAACAGATGCTGCTATAAAATATAAGCAAATGCTGTATGGTTCTAGCGACAATAAGGCTAAGCTGCAGTTTGGATATATTGACCAAATTTCTGGATGGTAGGAGGTGTAGCTAATGGGATTTTTTGCTAATTTAACAGCTAAGCTTGGAATTGATACTTCGCAATTTAATAAAGGTTTAAGAGCTGCATCTGCTACCGTAACTAGGTTTTCCAAACAGGTAGCAAAGGACTTTAGGTCTACTTCTAAAAGCGCTAAAAGTGCTAGTGATAGTTTTAAGATACTCAAAAGTGCAACTGATAAAGGTTATAAAAGCGTAAGGAGAATTACGCAGGGAATTATAGTCTCTCAAGCATTCTATAGAACTATTCACGCTATACAAGACGCTGTTGAAGCGCTGTACAATTTCTCTCAAGTTGTGGAACAAAATAGGATAGCTTTTGCAGGACTTATAAGAGATGCCGATAAAGCTAAAAGATTAAATGAAACCCTTCAAGACTTGGCTGCTGATACACCTTACACATACGAACAGGCAGTTGATAATGCCAGAATGCTTTTGGCGTATGAGTTTCCTCTTCAGAGCATGGAAAGGATAATGAGAGGTATAGCGGACGCTACTGCAGCATCAGGTAAAATAGAATCATATAAAAATATAGCTGCAGCGTTAGGACAAATACAAGGCAAGGGTAGACTTACTGCTAGGGAGTTAATAAGACTTGCTACTGCAGGTATACCAGGATATCAGATACTAAGAGAAGAATTAGAGTTGACGCATGAGCAGCTTGTTAACATTGGTAAACTTCATATTCCTGCTGATATAGCTATTCCAGCTATTCTTAGGGGAATGGAAAAAAGATACGCTGGAGCAGCAGCGGCGATGCAGAGAACTACAAAAGGTTTGACTAACGCTATTAGAGAAAACATTCTGATAATAAGTCAAAATGTTTTTGACCCTCTATACCAGAACTTAAGGGTTAACATGGAAAAGCTCTCTAATAGATTAGAAGCAATGAGGGAAAATATTAGGAAGGGCGGTTTCGGGTACATGTTAGCGAACATGTTCCCACCAGAAATCGTTCAAAGAATACAATTATTTGCAGCTAATATACAGATGCTTATACAGAACATAGCGGCTATGCTTAAAGCGCTAGCTCCAGTTGGACGCGCTTTCACTGAGCTATTTATAAACACGTTTAATGCAATTATGCCGTTTATTAATATGCTTACGCGAGTACTTGCTGTATTAATGCAAATGCTAACAAGTAACAGTACTGCAGTTAGAATATTCGTTTCAGCACTTGGCGGTTTGTTTATAATATATGCTGTAGTAAAACTAATACTTGGTTTTAGTGCAGCTTTGAAATCGCTGCTAATAGTTAAGCTGGTAGCGCAAGGTATTATTTACCTAGGTAAAGCAATAGGGTATCTAACAATGGCGTTAGCCACTAATCCACTTGCAGCTTTTGTTGGATTAGCAGTTGGCGGATTGCTTGCAATGACGCTGGCTAGTAAAAAATTCGGAAGCACTGTGGATAGCTTAATGGGTAAAATATCTGGGGCATTTGGTGTAGACCCATCTAAGATATTCGTGCCTAAGATGGAAGAAAACACGAAGATTGCCGATGAGTTCAATCAAGAACTTGAGCTATCTAGTGAAGGGCTTGAGAAAATGGGGAATAAGGCCAAAGAAGCTGGTAAGAAAGCTAAGCAGGCTTTGATGACATTTGATGAGGTATTTGTACTTCCTGACCCAGATGCTGCGGGCGCTGAAGGCTTGGATGATATACTTGACATCTCTGATATTATAGAAGCACCAACTATACCACCATTTAATTATAGTGAGATGTTCCCTGATGTCGGTGCTTCGATAACTGAATGGACTCAAGGTATTGCTGACTCTATTCGCGATAAGCTTACCAAGGCATTAATCGGCGCAGGTATAGGGGCGGTCATAGGCAGTATAATAGGTGGTATATTTGGAGGATTGCCTGGTGCAGTTCTGGGCGCTAAGATAGGTGCGGCTGCTGGCGCAATAGCAGGGCTATTCTGGGAGAAGCTGGTAGAATTCTTCAAGTCACCTACTGGTATAGGTGCTACACTAGGAGCAATCATAGGTGGTATAATTGGTGGGCCGATAGGTGCTGCTGTGGGTGCTATACTCGGAGGTGTCGCGGGTGGTATAGTAGGTCACTTCTGGGATGAGTTAAAGGTAGCATTTGAAAATAGTACCGTCAGAGGGGCAACACTCGGAGCTGCATTAGGGGCATTAATAGGACTTGCTATAGGAGGACCTTTAGGAGCAGGTATAGGTGCAGTTATAGGCGGTGGCCTAGGTGCTGTAGTCGGTCGCTTCTGGGAAGAATTAGAGAAAGCATTTGAAAGTAGTACTATTAGAGGGGCTACACTCGGAGCTACACTAGGTACATTAATAGGGTATGCCATTGGTGGACCTTTAGGAGCAGCTATAGGCGCAGTTATAGGTGCTGGCCTAGGCGCTGTAGTTAGTCGCTTCTGGGGAGATTTAGAAAACGCTTTTACTACAGATGACTCGCATGAGCGAATAGCTAAAAAAGTAGCTGAGTCTTTTTCTAATATATTTGAGAATGCTGAAAGTAGTATTAGAGTTAAAGTAAATGACATTCTTGGCTTATATACAGAACTAGGCGAAAAGAGTTACGAGGAACTCTATAAATTTTATCTTACCAACACTGAACTAACTGAAAAAAGTTGGTCAGATTTAAAAGAGATAACTAGAGAAGCACAACAAGAGTTTTTAGACTTATTAGATACGCATAAACAAGAAGAGTTAGAACTTGTAGCTAAAGCTCATCAAGAAGGAATTATAACTGAGCAATCGAACGCAGATGAATTAACGCAAACGATAATAGATAAGTATAATGAAAGAGCAGAAGCTACTAAGGCGGCTTTTGAAAAAATAAATTCAATAATAGAAACATCATATAATGACCATAAAACCTTAACTTCAGAAGCTTTGGAAGAAATACGTGGTATTTATGTTCAACTCAATGAAGACATTATAGGCGAAGCTATAGAACACAATGAAAAATGGCTAGGTATTGAAGTAGTAGCCTATAGGAATCTTGCTGAATTAGATAATGCAGAGCTTGATGCAAGACTTAAAAGAGTTAAAAGCATGTTTGAAGAAGAGAAGATTGAATTAGAAAAGAGCAATCAAGAGAAGCTTGAGTTAGTCAATGCTTTGTACGCTGCACAACTTATAAGCGCAGATGAGTATAAAAATCAGATACAAAATATATGGGATGAATATGAAGAAGCATATACTGCATTAGAAAAAAGAGAAGCGGAAATAACACAAGACATCTTAAGTCATAAAAAATCAATTTTGGATAAGACAATAGAATGGGTCGAGAATACCAAAAAGGAGTACGAGGAATGGAAAAATAGTGTCAGCCAAAGCTTTAACACTTGGAAAGAAGATACTTTAAGTGCATTTGAAGATTGGAAAAAAGAAACCTACGATGGCATAATAAATTGGTATGATGAAACTAAGACTAAACTAAGCGATTGGTGGAGTGAAACTAAGACTGGATTTGGTGATTGGTATGATGAAACTAATACTAAACTAAGTGATTGGTGGAGTGAAACTAAGACTGGGTTTATTGATTGGTGGGATGAGACATATATAGGTTTCAGTGGTTGGTGGGAAGATTCTAAGACAGGATTCTTAACATGGGCCGAAGACGTCTACAATGATGTTGTAGGCTGGTTTGATGATATGAGGAGTAAAATTAAAAGTTTCTTTGACGACCTGAAGTTCTGGAAGAAGGAAGCTGAGGATACAGGAAGTAGAATAGCGTCTACTAGTTTATCCAGAGGTAGTAGTGGTTTCAGAGTATACAGCATGGACCCTGTTACTATAGGTCACGCTAAGGGTGGGGTATTCAATAAGGAACATATAGCCAGGCTTAATGAACGCAACAAGATAGAAGCTGTATTGCCTGTAGAAAACCCCAGCGCTATGGCTAAAGTACGCCAAGCGATATTCGGCGGTGAACCTATTGAAATATTCAATAAGTTGGTTAACGATATAATTTCAGCGCAACCTAGCCAGATAATTTATGGTGGTGTTCAGCAACCTACGCCTGTGTATGTAGGAACACTTATAGCCGATGAAAGGGGTCTCAGAGAACTTGAGCGTAGATTATACGATATTAGAATAGCAGAGAGACACAGAAGAGGTGAGTGACATGATAGTTAAATTAAATGGTAGAACTATAAAAACACCGCATAGCTGGGAAGTTGAGCGCTACAGGATTAGTAAAGCAGAGCGTGTAGCATCTGGCGATATGGTTATGGATACTATAGC